GAACTATGGAACTTGTTTGGGGGCCAGAGCTTTCTTATACAGAATCTAATAGTCAAGTATACAAATTTCTTGGTTCTGAAAAATATGAATCTGTCCTGAACAGTATTTATGCCGGTCTGGGCGTTCCTCCTACACTTACTGGAATGGCTACTAATGGCGGAGGATTTACTAATAACTTCATTTCCCTCAAAACCCTTGTCGAGAGGTTGCAATACGGTCGAGATCAATTAACTAAATTCTGGGAAAAAGAAATCGAACACGTTCGCAAGGCTATGGGTTTTAGAAAACCGGCACACGTTGTTTTTGATCAAATGAGTTTGTCTGATGAGTCAGCAGAAAAAAATCTTTTAATTCAATTAGCTGATAGAGACATAATCAGTCAAGAAACAATCCTTGAGAGATTTAAAGAGGTTCCATCAGTTGAAAAGATGAGACTTAAAAGAGAACAAAAAGATAGGGGCAACGATTCTTATCCAGACAAGGCTAGCCCCTATCACAATGCTAATCATAAACAAGAGATTGAAAAAATAGAAAAACAGGGAGAGGTAAACAAGCAAAATCAAGAATCAAAAGATGGTACTAAGAATGGAACCCCCAAGACTAAGGATAATGGTAGACCCAACCTTAAGAAAGATGATGGACCAAGAAAGAAGAGGGTGGATACTCCTAAATCCAAGCCCGGATTAGCAGATCTTGTAGTCTGGGCAAACGATACCTTTGAGAGCATTTCTTCAACTTTGAATAATGCTTATTTAGGAATAAACAACAAAAGTAATTTGCGTCAATTGACGAAGTCTCAGGTCTGTGATCTTGAGAGATTGAAATTGCATGTTTTGACCAATGTTGATCTTATGACAGATGTTGGGGAGGAGGATATCTTTAAAATTATATCATCCAATAATAAGATGCCCTCCAGCTTTGCAAAACAACTTTTATCAGAAAAGGTGTCAGCAGACGAGATGCCTATAAACACGTATAAAAAGAGGGTCATAGGTATCTTTGTGGAGTATTTTTACAATTTAAATGGGCAAATTAGTGCTTTTTAGACTTTTTTTGTTTTTTTGTGTATAATGTTCTGAGGCAATAATCATGATTAAAATATATGAAAAAGAAATAGCCGATGGCATTGGCACACTCGTTCAGAGTACGGCCAGCATTGCTTATTGTTCTGAAGCTACTTTGCACAAAAGTAACTTTGAAGCGGCTAAGAGTACAATAACTAATCAAGACGTATTAGATAGAGTTTTAGCAGAGAATAAAGATCAAGTAGATTTATATTATTTAGAGTCAGTTTTAGTTTCGACCGGTTGGAATAAAAATGACGACGTATTTGTGACTCAAGCTACTTGGAATGCTAGAAACACGCCTGAAGATAAGCAATTTAACTTCATGCACGACGAAAATGATATTATTGGTCATATTACCGGTAGCTATGTTCTGACTAAAGATGGCAAGGCTATAGCAGACGGTGCTGAAATGCCGGAAGAGTTTGACATAATCACTCAAGCTGTTCTATACAATAGTTGGACCAATTCGGAAAACAGGGAAAGGATGGAACAAATCATATCTGAAATAGGTGATGGTAAGTGGTTTGTTTCTATGGAGTGTTTATTTGCCGGATTTAATTATGCCCTTATTGGTCCTGATGGGGAGGCAAAAATATTAGCTAGAGATGAAGATTCATCGTTTTTAACCAAACACCTACGTGCTTATGGAGGCACTGGAGAATACGAAGGACACAAGATAGGACGTGCTCTTGCGAATATTGCTTTTTCTGGCAAAGGCTTGGTTTCTAAACCTGCCAACCCCAGAAGTATTATTTTAAACAGTAAAAGCACAGCACAATTTAATGTAAAACCTAATTCTCAACTTTCGATAGGAGATATTAACATGTCAGACACATCGCTGTTGGAAAAGCAGTTGGCAGATGTTCAAGCCCAACTTGCTGAAGCGAAGGATGAAAATGATCTTATTAAAGCCAAGATTGAAGAAGCTAAAGATAAAGAATTTGCTTCTCAGTCTGAGGCTTATGAGGTCTCTGCGACAAAGAGTCAAGCAACGATTGCAGAACTTGAAGAGACCATTAAGTCAACTCAAGCTCGTGTTGCTGAACTGGAAGACGCTCTTACTACTTCACAAACTGAACTTTCAGAAGCTATGAGCGAAATGAACGAAATGAAAGCTCACGCAAAACTGGAACAGCGAAAAGCTGCTTTGGTTGAAGCTGGCCTGTCAGAAGAGGAAGTGGCAGAAAGAATTTCTGCTTTTAGATCCCTTGACGATGAAGCTTTTGAGGCCGTTATTGCTCTATGGCCTCCGAAGAAAGATGACAAGAAAAAGAAAGACAAGGAAAAAGAAGACAAGGACGCAGAAGCCGAGGTGGTAGAAGCTGAAGAGGCAGAAGTTACAGCAGAAGTGTTTGAAGAGGTAGAATCTTCTGAAGCAACTTTGGTGGAAACTGAAACTGAAGAGTATGATGAAGTTCAAGCTACTAGAGCTAGTGTTGCTGAGTGGATTGAAAAGAACGTACTTTCCAAATAAACAATTTTTACAACAATAGGAGATATAATCATGGCTCTTAAAGCAGATAGATATGAAGAATCAACAGATATCAGTCATTTCATGAACGCTACGGCAACTCGTGGTGGCGTTGTTTGTTATGAAGCAGCATCGCTTGCGGGCGCTTCTGGAGCGGCAATGGATCAGGGTGAAAACCTTGTTTCCTATCAGACAGCCGCTGTTACTGATGTTCCCGTTGGAATTCTTCTGAATGACGTTGTTAATAAAGATTTGACTAGAACTCACTTGAATCAGTTCAAGGACGAAGTTCAAAAGGGTGGCAAAGTTACCGTTATGACTCGTGGATGGGTAGTTACCAGTAATATTACTGGTACTCCAACCGCCGGTAAGTTGGCTTATGCCGATGTCACAACCGCTGGCAATATTAGTGCCAACAGTGCTGCTGACGCAGTTGCCTCTGGTAACTTAGCAGTTGGTCGTTGGATGTCTCGCAAAGATGCTGACGGCTATGCTAAATTGTATGTTAACTTGCCTAACCACGGTGGTTAGGTCTCCCGTCACAGCCTAACTGATCATCTTAATTAAAGGAGACAAAATAATGTCATATACAGAAAGACCCAGCGATGAATTTATCGCACTTATGAAAAAGGCGGGTGATAGTGACCAGAATGTCGCTTTTGCTGCACAGAGAGAATTTGCTAAGGCATTGGAACTTCCTCTTCGTAAAGGCGTTCTCTTGGGGAATATTCTTGGTAATATTTTCGAAAGTATTAATGTCGAGCCGGGAGCTAGCACTGAGTATCCACTCGACCTCATTTCTCCGGGCCTTGAGGGTGAGCACGTTGCTTACACCAATCCCGGTCACGGTCGTGTCCCAGAGCGTGCGGTCGAAAGTGATTATGTCACGATTCCGACCTATAGTATTACGTCCAGTATTGATTTCTTACTGCGTTATGCTCGTGAAGCTCGTTGGGACATTGTTGGTCGTGCCATGCAAGTCTTGGAAGCTGGTTTTACCAAGAAGATGAACGATGATGGATGGCATACCATTTTGGCAGCAGGTGTAGACCGTAATATCTTGGTCTATGATGGCGATGCTACTGCTGGCATGTTTTCCAAACGTCTCGTGTCACTGATGCAGACTGTTATGCGCCGAAATGCGGGTGGTAACACTGGATCTGCCAATAGGGGACGTTTGACCGACCTTTATGTATCTCCAGAAGCACTGGAAGACGTGCGAAACTGGGGTCTGGATCAGGTTTCTGATGTTACTCGTACAGAAATCTATAATGCCAGCGAGGGCGGCGCTCCTATCACCAGAATCTTTGGTGTTAACCTCCATGATTTGGACGAGCTTGGAGAGGGGCAGGAGTATCAGACCTTCTTTACTGACGGTTTGAGCGGTGCTGTTCAGACTTCCGACCTTGAATTGGTTGTAGGTCTTGATCAGGGCACTAATGACAGTTTCATCATGCCAATGAAGCAGCAGCTTGAAGTCTTTGAAGACCCCACTCTTCATAGATCTCAACGAGTTGGATTCTATGGATTTGCTGAACTTGGTTTTGGTGTGTTGGATAATCGAAGGATTATCTTAGGCTCCTTCTAATACTCCTACTACGTCATCTAAAAGAGTCATTCTCATAATATTGGGAATGGCTCTTTTTTTGTGTATAATAGAATGTAAATTCTGTTTAACCAAGGACTTTTTAGGAGGTTTTCATCAAATGGCTTCTTTATCAGACTATTTAGAGTCAGGTCTCCTGCATCATCTCTTTAGAGGTGAATCTTTCTCTAAACCAACAAATATTGCCATTGCTCTTTGCGCTGGTGTGCCAAAAGACTCAGACACTGGTTCAACCATATCAGAAGTACCAAGCGGAATTAACGGAAGTGGTACTGGATATGCTAGAATTAGTTTGGGAAGTCCTGCTTCCCTTGGTAATGCTAAATGGTCATATTCTAATGATGACTCTTCTGCCGGTAGCGGAGTAATAAAAAATGCTTCTTCATTTTTATTCGATGACGGAGCGGGAAGCGCTGCCCTTGTAGATTGGGGGTGGGTATCTGGGATAGCTATTGTCGATTCTGGAGAATATGGTACAGGCAACCTTCTCATGCACGCCGCCCTAGAAAATCCCAGAATTATTTATACTGGTGATACAGTTAAGTTTGACACGTCTACATTACAGATTAGCTTCAAATAATCTCTAACAGGCTACTAAATTATGATTTTATCTAAGTCTGAATATCTATCAAAGATAAATACCTTATTAGAAGATAATTCCACTCAGTTAATTTCACCTTTAGACATCAGAACTAGTCTCACGGATTTGGTAGACTCAGTTCATTTGTTTTTAGATGGTAATGAAATTGCTAGCTCTAATTTTTCTACCCCAGACACAAGAACGACCAAGGTCGGGGAGTTAGCACTTGGCAAGCTTCAGTATGTCGGCAGGACCAGTGTAGATAACTCCGCTTTTGGCTACTATTCTTTGGGGGCGAATTATAATGGCTCTCAAAACACGGCAATGGGGTCGCATTCTTTAGGTTGTAACCTTTACGGTAGTTATAATACCGCTTTAGGGTTTACTAGTTTAGCTGGAAATGTAATTGGCTCGGGCAATTTAGCCATTGGCCCTTTTTCCCTACAATCACTAAGAACTGGATCTTTTAATATTGGTATAGGTCACGGAGCTGGTAGCCATATTCCTACCGGTGAGAGCTATAAATTCTATCTCGGCGTTCACTCGATTGATTCTGATTATTCATGTGGGGCGAGTGTAGTTTCTGGTTCTACCCCCCTGATGTATGGTGACCTTAAAGAGATAAGGCTTGCGATTGGAACAGATGCCCTCCATGAATACGGCACCCTTCAGGTTTCGGGGGATGTTACTCCTACAGAAAGTGGAAATTTTAATCTAGGCAATAGCTATAAGACTTGGAGTTCAGTAAATGAAATAATACATTTCTCTGGAGACAAAATTGGTTTTGACACGTCAACTCCCTCTGGAGATCAAGGTTTAGTAACCGTAAAAGGTGATATTGTCCCCTCAGAAAATGCCATATACTCTTTGGGGTGGACGGATGGCACTGTGGCTGGTGAAAAATTGTTGTGGGACGGGTATTTTAATGATATACTCGTTAGTGGTAACGCGATGATTAACGATCTACAATACCACACAATTAATGAATGTCTTTACGACTGTAAGACTTTACATTTGGCTACTAGCGGAGTTTGCGATACAGAGGGGTTAGGGTTCCATAACGATGCTGTATGTGGATATTTAACTGATGAATCTTTAGACGGTGCTGGTTTCGAAGTTCACTCTAGTGGTTTCGACTACTTAAGAGATTATTGGATTTTATACAGATTTCCCGATTCTGATCTATCATGTCTTGAAACAGATAGTCATTATTCCAGATCTAGGTGGCAATCGAATATTAGCATAGAAGTTACTTCTGGCAATCATGTGCAAACAGACAGGGTTTTAGGTGATTCTAAATTATCACTAGTTACTCAAAGCGGTTGCCACGGCTTATTTCATAACTCCTTCCACCCCTCTGGCAATAGATCCTTCATATCTCAACAGCCCCACGTAGATGCTAATTATCCAACAATACAAGATATTAATTTTATTAGTAGATCTGGAACACATTTGGGGGCAGATGGTAATCCTAGTGGATATGATTATTCTGTCATGTATGGGACTGTAGACTCGGGCGTTAAGATCACTCACGAATTCGCAAGTAGAATTAAAACATCCTCTGGTAAGCGTGGATTTAGCATTGTTTACCATGACAACATTGATGCATAACAAGAGGAAACATAATGAAAGATAGATTATCTATACATGTAGACAATGGCCAGTCTGAAGTATTTGAGGCTATTTCTATATTAAGAAATGGCGGTACGGCATCTCGGTCTGGCCTCGTTGGAATAACCAATCAGACACATTCGGCATCATCAGATCCTATTATCCCAGAGACTATTTTCAACGTTCAGTCATCTAGTGCGTCAGATATTCGTTTTTCCAGCCTTGGCTCGTACAAGAGCAATCTTCAATTATTAGGGAATGGCAACGCCACCGCGTCTGGTTTTCAAATTACCTATAACCCGGCTGGTGATACTGCCTCTCTTGATTTTATATCCACCCATCCCACCTATAATTTTGGTTTAGATTCAGTTGTTGATTTTTCTCTAATAAGAGCGAGTGGTACAGAGGGTGTAGAGCTTGGTTTCATGTCTGTGAATGAAAAGGGCTTTATTGGTATTGGTTCAACCTATCAAGATTCAACAAGATTCTTTACGGTAACCGATGCATTAACAATATCTCATAGTGGGGATGTTAACTCTAGCGGCACCATAGCGATAAGAGAGCAGGCTTCTCCTCCGCTGTCTAACTCTAAGTTTGGTAAAATTTATGTAAGACCAAGAATTCTTGGGGGGCAGACCCAATCTCTATATTTCTTAGATGATGGTGGAAATGAGTTTGATTTAATAAATAGTAAATCTGATTATTTTGACGGTAATCTATATGGAGACCAGTACGGAAATACTTATGGTGGTTGGTATACTCCAGAAGTTAGAACAGAATCTTCCACACGAACTCATAATACGCTTTTGGGATGGGGGGCTGCCAATCTAGCATCTGATATAGATGAAAATACAATTATTGGCTACCTTACTGGTAGCGGATTATCCACTGGCGATTATAACACGGTTTTAGGCAGTCGAAGTCTTACACATTCAAATTCTAGCAATAGCAATGTTATTGTTGGCTATAACAATGTCTCTCGGTCTAATCTATCTTCAGATGACTTAGAGACTATTAATAATACGATTTTGATTGGCACCAACCTTTATACAGATGAAGATCCAGATGATTATTCTTTAGCTATAGGGTTTGGTGACGATCCGATAGTGAGGGGTTCAATGGGGAGTTCGAATAGAACCTTTTCGGTTTATTCTCCTCCAAATAAGCGTACCTATCTTTCTGTTGATTCTTCAGAGCATGATTTTAGAATTAGTCATTCTATTGAAAATTCTAGAGATGTTTCCGTGCTTGAGGCTAAAGACAAGATCGCAAATGACACAGCTAGAGGTATGATGTCGTTGAGATTTTCTAATTCATCAGATTCTTATCAAACTTTGATGGATTTTGATCCTAGTGGGCTGATATCTTACACTCATTCTTTTGCAGAACCGACTCTAAGGAGACCTTATGCATCTATTAGTGGCGACCTGAAGCTATTGGGAGCCATTAGATTTAGAGATGGTTCAAGTCTTGAATCTGCTGGTGGACACTCCTATTATGCTACTACGGGCATTAAGAAAACACTTATTGATAACTCATATTGGTTTTCTTTGGGTGGCTTTAACGCCCTAAGTAAAGCTACTAGCTTGGTGTCAACTTTTGATTCCTCAGAGGCACATGTACCCATTGAGGTTAAAGATGGACCTTTGTATAAGACGGGAAAATTAAGCGTTGCTGACTTTGCCCAATTTATTAGCAGTGGTCAGGCAACGATGGGATTCAATTGTAATGTCTCGTTCACAAATGCAGACAATGTAATTGACTTCACCAAGAATGAAAGATCCGTGTTTATTGGTTGCGATGTAGCTGTAAATGCCACAGGGTGGAAACACTCTGTCTTCATGGGCACTCAGGCTGGATATGAAGCTACTATTCCAAATACCTCTTTAGCAACTGATACCGCCTGTACCTTTATAGGATACCAAGCCGGTTATCAAACTATCAATAGTCAAAACGCTATTTTCATAGGAACGTCTGCTGGAAAGAATGCTGACTCCTCAAATGGTTCCATATTTATTGGCCCAAGCGCGGGAGAGAATAGTACCAATCCAACATCTATTGGTATTGGCGCTCATGCCCTCGGGGGAGAACTATCCAAAAGTGAGGGTGGTAGTAAAAATATTGAGATTGTTGCAGGCTTAGACGATAATCAAAGATTGATGTATTCCAGCGGCAACCTTTCCAGTAGATTAAATATACAGAACTCTATCGCTGGAGACACTTCAGAAAGAAAAATTTCTGTTGGTGATGCGATCTTAGATCCAGATGCCCCTCTATCTGTTAGAAGAGACGTTAACATTACTGCCCACCAAGAGAATGATCATGTTCAAACTTGGCATAATAATAATCTCCAAGTGGGAACCGTCGATGCCTCTGGTGATTACATCAGAAGAGATGAAGCTCAGTCAGAATCTTGGTTTGGTAATTATGAGGGTTTTATGACAGAGTATATCTACGCACCAATCGGAGATTTCTCGACATCCACCGGGTCTACCAGTGGTTTGATGAGGATTCGTACCTATAGTGCTGGCTTTGACACCGATAGATTAATATACGTTACAAATAGGGATGCTATGTTAAATATACATGGTCCCGGCGCTGTTGGTGGTGCAGCTTATGTTGTTACGATGAGGGTTAATGGGGAAAACAGGCCAATCTATGTAAGCTGCTCAGGAACATAACGAGGGGATACGATGTCTAATTGTTGCCAGTGTTCGGGAGTAACTCCTCCTCCGCCCCCTATTGGTGCCTGTTGTTACTTCGCTCCTCCAGATCTTAGCAATATGGTTTGCGAAGACGGAGTTTCACACGGCGATTGTGAATCTAGAATAGGGGGACAGTTTCACTCCGGGGAGATATGCTCCGAGTGTTGCGATCCGTGTGTCACGACGACTACAACCACAACCACGACGACTACTCTCCCCCCCCCTACCACGACTACTACCACTTTAGGGCCGGGGTGTTGTTTGCCGTGGTACGACGATTTGTGGCAATGTGAAGAAATGGACTGGGTAACCTGTGCGAACTTGGGAGGGGTAAGCACCAGTAACTGTGGCGGCGGCTCGACCGGACTCGGCTACAACCCCTGCAATGGTAGTTGTTGTACGAAGTGCTGGACACGGTCGAGCCAAGTGGTCTTTTGGAATAACTGTGAGGATACTAATATTAAAGATTGTCCCAGTGAAACGTGGGATTTTGGAGATTTGTATTGTTGGAGAACTTTCTGGCCGGGCACATCATGTGATGATGGACAGAGTCCATGTGAGTTGACTACAACCACTACTACAACTACAACAACTACCACTACTACAACTACAACAACTACCACTGAAGCACCGTGTGACCCATGTGTGACGGACTCTGACTGTTCCGGTGGTCTTCAATGTTCAAGCGTGTCGTGTTGTAATGCGAGCGGTGAAATTATTTATGTTGAATGTGACGATGGGTGTTGTTGCTCCTGCCCGGCTGGTACAACTGTATATGACCCCTTGGTAGGGTGTGATCCCGATCCGCCGGGAGCGTGCTGTGTTGCG